GATAGCTGGCTCGTTGGCGACGCTGATCTCGGAGATGAAGCTCGACGTCGTCAAGGTGCCGAACCTGAGCGAGGAGTTGTCGACGCAAACCGGGACCGACAAGATTATCAGTCGGTTCAGCAACGCCAACGTCGCCAAGTCGATCATCAACACCATTCTGCTCGACTCGAGCGAGGAGTGGCAGCGCATCGGGACCAATTTGGCCGGGGCTGAGTCATTGCTCACGGCGTATCTGCAGATTGCGTCGGGTGCCGCGGATATTCCGGCATCGCGGTTTCTGGGTCTTCCGCACCGCGGCCTCAACACCACCGGCGAGGCGGATTTTCGCAACTACTACGATCGGCTGGCGAGCGAGCAGTCGGTCAACCTGACACCGGCGATGAACATTCTCGACGAGGTGCTGATTCGTTCGTCGCTGGGCAACCGGCCGGACGAAATCTATTACGAGTGGAATTCGTTGTGGCAGCAGACCGACAGCGAGAAGGCCGATCTCGCTCTCAAGAAGGCGCAGACCTACAAGATCGACGCCGACGAGGGCCAGATCCCGGCGACCGCGCTGGCGCACGCGCGCATAAATCAGTTGATCGAGGACGGGTTCTATCCTGGGCTTGAGCAGGCGCTGGAGGATGCGGAGGCCGAGGGCGACACGGTCGAGGAACAGAACGCGCCCGCGCCGCCACCGCCGCAACTGGCGCCTTTCACGGGACAACCGCCCGATCCAAATGCGCCACCGGCTGATCCAAACGCTGCCTTACTGCCGCCGCCGATGCCGGCACCGAACGCTTGAGCAACAACTACCTTCAACCAACGGAGAATAAACCTATGAAGAGAGTTTTGGCTACGACCGCCATCCTGGCGGCGCTTACCTGTCCTGGCGCGGCCAGCACCGTCACGCTAGGCGGTGTGACTTGGGATACCACCAACTCGGGCAGCCTGAGCCTCGGAAACGTGGTGCCCGCCGGGAATCAGCCGCAGAACGCGCCGTGCGTCATCTGCGGTGCCAACCAGCCGCAGCAACCGGCGAACTTCGGCTACAACGACTACAGCAACAACGGAAGCGTGTCTTCGATCACCGCATTCTCCGATCAAGGCAACGGCGGCCGCAACACGCTTGCCGACAACACGTTCGCCACCGGCTACACCGTCGGCGCTGGCTCACCCTTCCTGCTCTTTCTGCTCGCCCACGGCGACACCAGCCTCGGCTTCAGCATCGGCGTTGACGTCAACGACACCAACCAGGCGCAGACGCTGAACTCGTTTTTCTTCCTCGACTTCACTACGCATACCGTGCTGGCCAGCTTTACGGGCGGCACCACAGGCAATGTGCCGTCACTCAACAATGGAACAGGCTTCCCGGACTACTCTATCACCGGAGCTCTCCTCAACCTCAACGATGTCCATCTGGGCGACACGATTGGCTTCGTGGCGCTCATGTCCGGGTTGAACGACGGGCCGGACTCGTTCTTCATTGAGGCCGCACCGGCGGCAGTGGTGACCCCGTTGCCAGCAAGCTTGCCGTTCTTCGCCGCCGGCTTACTGGGCTTGGCCGGGCTGACGCGGTCGCTGCGCCGGCAGTGCCGAGGCGATGCCACGGCATCAGCATAGGAAGCGGCGGCACGAGGTTCACGCCTACTGGCGTGTAATTCGTAATAAGGACGGCAGCGTCAAAAAGCGTATTCGAGTTGATAGCTACAAGCGCGGAAACGCAAACCTGAGGCCTAAAGAGAAATAGAGTCCCGCCCCGCTGATCCATCCATCAATGCTCAGTAGGCAGGAAGGCCCACCGGGAGCACCATGTCTCTCCGGTGGGCCACCAAATTTGATGCAGAGGTAACACGATGACTTTGCAGGTTCTAAACGGCCCTTTCATACAAGCCGGCGAGTCGTTGTCTGACGCCGTCGACTGTAGCGCCGGCGAATTGGTGCGTCTCACCATGCCGGGTGCCTGGTCGGATGCGGCGCCGCTGACGTTTCAGATCAGCACGGACGGCGTGTTCTACAACGATCTGTTCACGCTCGATGGTCATGAGCTCACGTTGCCGGTCGTGGTGCCGGGCGCGGCGGTGCTCGTCTCGCATGATGTCGGGCGCGCGATTGCGTTCATCAAGTTTCGCTCGGGCACGCGAGCTGCGCCGGTGCCGCAGCAGGAGCTACGCGAGTTCGCGGTGGCGATCGATGTGCCCGATGCCGCGGGAGCCGCCCGCCGGTGAGCGACCCAACCGGCACCGCGGGCCTCCGGCGATCATTCCTGGCCGAAGGCAATCGCCGACTGGCGCGCGTGCGCTCGCTCACACACACGATGCTGGTGGAGCACGACCTGATGGCGGCGCGCGGCGACCCGCTGGCGCAGTTGCTGCCGCATCCCGGCAATCGGCTGGCGGCGTTCATGCAATGGTTCGAGCAGACGGTTAACGCTCAGTTGCTCGGTGGCCGCTGGTGGGAGCGTTTCCTCGAGCGTGCCTACGCTTCCGGATTTAAGGCGGGCAGTGCGCTGACACACACGCCTCCCGGTGCCGCGCCACTGCCGGCGGTGTTCCGCGAGCTCGCCGGTCGCGAGTTCGCGGGCATCGCGGCTGCGCTTGTGCAGCAGGTGACACGGCAGGCCGCCGGTGCCGCGCTCGGCCGGCGCAAGCCGCAGCCGATGTATCGGCGGGTTCTGCCGGTGCTGCGGAAGGTCGGTGACGCTCGCGTGCGGCTGGCGACCAACACCTTGACGGTGAAGCTGCATAACTCCGGCCGGCTGGCCCAATTCCGCGCCGCCGGCATCACGCGCGTCGGCATCACGCCGGAACGCCTGGAGCCGCGCAAGCCTTCGCGGTTCTTGAGGCGGGATCATTTGCGGCATGATCACCGGCTGCATGATCGCGAGACGCAAAAGGAACGAACAGAACGGGCGGCCAACGAGTTGTTTGCGGCACAGCAACGCCAGCGGGAAGCCGAGCAAGCGGTGGCGCAAGCGGAGCTCGAAGCCGAACAAGCGCGCGTGGCGGCCGAGGTTGAGGCCCATATGGCTGGCGCCATGCTGGGACTGAGCCGGGCGCAGGCTCAAGTGGGATTGGCGGCGTCGCGTGCTCGAGCCGGCGAGGAAGTGGCGGCGGCGAAGGCCGCAACGGCGGCGAGAGAAAAAGAGGCGGCGGCGGCGTGGCAGAAAGTCCTTGCTGCCAGAAAAGAGGCGCGCGCGGCCGAGTATGCGGCCAAAGCGGCCGAGCAAGCCGTCGAGCAGGAGGCTGCACAGGCGGCCGCCGAAGAAGCTGCGGCAGCGGAGGCAGAGCAAGCAGCGGCAGCCGAGGCCGAGCAAGCCGCTTTAGCGGAGGTTGAGCAAGCCCTTGCGCCGGAGCCTGCGGAAGAAGAAGCGGCAGCGGAAGAAGTGAACGTGCAGACTGCAGGCGATGACCGCGTCTGTGACGAATGCGACGAGCTCGCCGCCGACGGGCCGTATTCACTCGACGAGGCGGACGACCTGATTCCCGCGCACCCAAATTGCCGTTGCGCGCTGGTGCCGGTGCTCGCTGATCCTGCGCAACTTTCATTTCTAGGAATTGGCGGGGCAGAGGAAGGCTGATGGCGATTGGCATTCGCGTTGTTGGACCGCCGTTGGATGCACAACTCGATCGCAATCTGGAAAAGTATCGGCTGAAGGTCCAAGCCGCGATCGACTCGGCCACCGATCAGCTCGCGGAGACGATGGTTGAGAAAGGCCGTGAAGACATTGCATCGGCCGGCAAGTTTGGCTCGCGCTGGACCACCGAGGGATTGACGTCTGACGTCAGCGGCAGCGGCACCATCCGCACCATCACGATTCGGGAAGCGGTGCCGTATTGGCGGGTCTTTCAGAACGGCGCCATTATCCAGGGAAAACCGCTGCTTTGGATTCCGTTGAGTTTTGCGACCGAGGCACAAGGCGTTTCCGCAAAAGATTACCCCGGTCGTTTGTTTCGTGTCGATCGCAAGTCCGGTGGGGCACCGCTGCTGATGTCGGCCGATGACAAGCAACCCAAATACTCCGGACATGAGAGTGTTCGCATTCCCAAAAAATTCCATCTGGTGGAGATCGTGACCGCCGAGGCCAAGACATTTGGCGCTCTCTACCGGGTGGAGATGACCAAATCCTAACGGAGGGTAGTCACATGAGCCTGAGCGGACTCGTTCTTGGTATCATCAATATAGCGATCGTGGTCGTCATCCTGCTCCTAGTCGGGGCGGTCATTCTCTGGTTCTGCAGCTGGCTGAACTTCCCGGTTCCAGCGATGGTGCAGAAGCTCTACATCGCGGTGGTCGCCCTGATCGCGCTCTACATGCTGGTGGCGCTGCTGCTGGGCATCCCCTCGATCCGCATTATCTCGCATGCGGGCCTGCTGCCGCTGGCGCTGACCTGATGCCCAGCGGCCGGCACTTTTTCTTTTCCGTATTCGTACTGATCGTTGCCGCGATGCTTGCGCTTGCGGCCTACGGCTATTTCAGCGGCGCGTGGGACCGCAATCCGATCGCCTCACCAGCCATAGTCGACTGAAAGGTCACGCCCATGAACATGCTCGATAGGATCGAGGTCGAGGAGCGCTGCGACCTCAGCGACGCCGGCGCCAAAATGCGGATTACTGAAGACGGCTATCTGGTGGCCTCGCCGCGGATCGCTCGCACCGGCATCCAGCTATATAGCGGACACGAAGTCGGCCGCGACGACCTCGAGGTGGTGCGGGTCTATCGGCCAGCCGAGCAGGTATTCGACAAGGCGGCAATGGCATCGCTGGCCTGGCGGCCGGTCACGCTCGATCATCCTGACGATGCAGTCACCGCGAAAAACTGGAAGCAGCTTGCCGTCGGGTATGTCACCGGCAAGGTCGCCCGCGACGGTGACTATATCGAAGTGCCGCTCGCGCTCATGGATCACGATGCGATCACCGCGGTGCAGAACGGCCATGCGCAGTTGAGCGTCGGCTATGGGGCGAAGCTCGTTTGGGGCGATGGCGTGACGCCGGCCGGCGAGCCTTATCACGCGGTGCAGACCGACATTCGCGCCAACCATGTGGCCGTCGTCAAGATGGCGCGCGGCGGCGACAAGCTCAAGATCGGCGACGATAAGACCGGCGATCGCGAGTTCTCGACCGCCGAGCGCGAGGCTGCAGCCGAGAAGGGCCAGGCGATGCCCGGCGGCGGCTTCCCAATCAAATCGGAAAAGGATCTCAAGAACGCCATCCAGGCGGTCGGGCGCGCCAAGGATCCGGCTGCCGCCAAGGCGCACATCAAAAAACGAGCGAAGGCTTTGGGCTTGACATCGCTCATTCCCAAACAATGGGGCGATACCGCCCCGAGAAAGGAGACCAACATGAGTGTGAAGACGATCGACGGCGTTAACATCGAGCTGGAGGACAAGGACGGTCAGATTCTCGACCGTTACCTCGGCGGTCTGCAGAGCAAACTGGCCGACAACGAAAAGAAGGTCGGCGAGTTGACTGCGCAAGTCGTAGCACTCGGCAAAACCGTCGAGACCAAGGACGGCGAGATCATCGGCCTGAATAAGAAACTGGCCGACGCCGAATGGACGCCGCAGAAACGCGACCAGGCCATTCGCGACAGCATGGAGGTCTTCGACCGCGCACGCCGCGTGCTCGGAGACAAGCTGGTCACCGACGGCAAGACCGACACCCAGATCAAGCGTGAAGTCGTTGCCGCCGAGATCGGTGACGAGGAAGCCAAAGCGATGTCGGACGAGGCCATCGCCGGCGTGTTCAGTGCCGTGACCAGACAGGTCAAGAAAGACGGATTCCAGCGCACGGTCAGTGCGTTGTCCCAGCCTCCGTCGGCGTCCTCGATGTTGACGCCGTCCCAGACCGCCTACGCAAAATATGTCGACGGCCTAACCAACGCCTACAAGGCCAAGAGCGCGTAACCCCAAACCCGTAACAGCGAAAGGAGGCAGCACATGCCTGCTGTTCAAACTACCTATAGTGCAACGCTTCAGCCTGGCCTGGAAGGTCAGATCGCCAGCATGCTCGACGACGATGATGTCGAGACTCGACTCTGCGAAACCGCGGCTGGCATCGCATTCGGGCGCGCGGTGTCTGAAGGCACCAATGCGCGCGGCGCGGTGCTCGGCGGCGCCACAAAATTCATTGGCATTACCGCCATCGACACGACGCTGATTATCAAATCCGGTCAGACCGTCGATCTGTATCAACAGCGCGATAGTATGGCGGTGTTAAACGAGGGCGATATCTGGGTGCGTCCGGTCGCGGCCGTCACGCACGGCTTGGCGGCGACCTACGACAGCACAACCGGGCAGCTCAATCCGGCTACCGCCGGCGTAGCGATCCCGGCCTCGCGCTACATCACATCGGCCGGCGCCGGCCAGCTCGCGCTGCTGCGGCTTACCGCAACCGCTCCGGGTGCGTAACCCAGCAAAGATGGAGACCAACACATGAGTTACCAATTAGGCGATGCTGCTCAGCAGGCGCTCAGCTTCGTGGTGCAGCAGGCTCAATATATCGAGCCTCAAGTTTATGAGGTGGCGTACCCGGAAATCCAATACCCGAACCTTGTGCCGATCGACTCCTCCGGTAACGAGTGGATGAAATCGATCGCGTTCTTGTCCCTCGACAAGGTCGGCCAGGCAAACTGGTTCAATCACCTCGCGGCAGACGTTCCGTTTGCAGATGTCATGCTCAACAAATTCGAGCAAGGCATCGAAATGGCCGCGATCGGCTACTACTGGACTCTCGAGGAGACGGGTCAGGAGGCGATGATTTCCGGACCTACCATCAACAGGGTGATGGAACGCGCCAAGGCCGCGCGTCGGGCCTCCGAAGAGATGATCGATCGCATCGCGTTCTTCGGCGATACGACCAAGGGTTGGACCGGCCTCACCAACGACCCGAACGTCACGATCACCGGCGCGCCGGCGGATGGCACCGGCTCGTCGGCTTTGTGGTCCACCAAGACCGCCAACCAGATGGCCCGCGACATCAACCTGATCTTGTCCGGGGTTTATACCAACTCACTGACAACGGAAATTGCGGACACGCTGTTGCTGCCGCCGGATCGGTTTACAGCGTTGGCACAATCGCTGGTCACCAATACGGCGGTGACCGGGCTCAATCTCGTGCAGCAGGGCAATGCCTACACTGCACTGAGCGGTAACCCACTCACCATCCGCACAGTGCGCGGACTGGAGACCGCGGGCGCCGGTGGCGTTGCGCGCGCGATCGCCTACCGCCGCGATCCGCAGATCCTCAAACTGCATCTCCCGATGCCGTTCAACTTCCGCTCGCCGATGCAGGTGACGGCACTTCGGTTCGACGTTCCCGGCATCTTCCGTACCGGCGGCGTCGAGGTCCGACGGCCGAAGTCCATGCAATATCTAGACGGCATTTGAGGAGAACTTCTATGACCGAGCACAAGGAAGTCGCGAAGCAGACGATCAAAGTCAAGAACACCGGCAAGGCTCCGCATGTCCTGCATGCCGCCAGCGGTGAGGCAAAGGTAATCGGGCCCGGCCAGGAGGCCGAGGTCGAAGTCGCGGAGCCGCAGGCCAAGATACTGCAGGAGGCTTCCAAGCGCGGTAGCCATCTCACGGTGTCGGGGCACGAGCCGGAGAAGGAAGAACCGTCCGAGGTCGAAGCCGCAACACCGGACGAGCAGAAGTCACGCCATGCATTGGCCGAGAAAGAGACGGAGCTGATGCAGGCCGGCCAGGAGGCCGGCAAGGACGCGCGCGAGAAGATGGCCAAGAAGGATTGGCAGAAGCTCGCGGCCGAGACCGGCATCGGCATCATGGGCCGCGGCGGCGTGGATGCGCTCGAGACGGTCGCCGAGGCGCCGGACGCACCGGCCAAGAAGAAATAGCGCCTGCGTTTCGTTTGGGGTGCCAGCGCTCGCCCCGCCTTTCCCTATTCCCCACATCGTCATAGGAGGCCAGCGTTATGGCAAACGCAGTATATCCGCTATTCAAACAGTCGCTTCTTACCGAAGCCGACGCCAACAAATCGCTCAACCAAACCGGAAGCAATGCGCCCTACGCGGCCTTGATCACCACCTCGTCCGGCTACACCTATTCGGCAGCGCATCAGTTCTATTCGTCGCTGTCGAACATCGTCGGCACGCCGCAACCGATCACCACGCCGACGGTGGTCAATGGCACGTTCGACGGCGACGACGTCACCTTCACGGCGGTCTCGGGCACGGTGGTCGGCGCGATCGTGATCTACCGGCAGAACGCTGGTGCCAACACCACGTGGCGGTTGACGCTGTTCGAGGACACCTCGGTCACAGGCCTGCCGGTCACGCCAAACGGCGGCAACATCGTGATTACCTGGAACGCCTCCGGGATATTCACGCTGAGCGACGCTGCGGCGAAGGAAGACATCATCCGCATCGGCGAGCTGCCGGATGGGTTGCCGCTGTACCGCTACAACTACCGCCGCTCTCACGTGCCTTCGATCGGTGTGCTGGCGCACGAGGCCGAGCAGCAATACCCGGATTGCGTCGGCCGGCTCGGTGCTTTCCAGGCCGTCGACTATCCAAAAGTCATGGAGCGCGCGCTGCATGGTTGACGACCCGCTCAAGCACCTACCGCGACAGGAACGGGTGCTGTTCGACATGATCACGCACGCGTCTACCGGCATGCCTGTCGAGGCGGTGATGGGCGCCGCCATCAACATGCTGATCAATGCGATTCGGCAGAACTATCCATTGCGCAAGGACGCCGAACAGAAATTCGATGAGCTGTTCGGTCGTGGCAAGCAAATGTTGCTGGCCAATCACTATGACGCAACCACAGGCAGGCGGCGGACGGTGATTCCGCACACCCAAGTCCTCCGCATGCCCTATGTCATGGATCCGGACGCGACCAGGAAGCCGAATGGACGTTGACCTAAGGGCAAAATCGCAGACCATCGGTCCACCGTCCATTGTCGTGGATGGCGAGGACTTCCACACACCGAATGGCATCAGTGTGGTCCTGGTCGATGCCATCTATCATGATCTCGGGGATGTATTTCCTGCCCCGATTGCCAGTGCGGGCAATGTTCAGTTACCCGCTCTGTTCAATGACGCGAACATATTTTGGGTACCGGTATTGTTGGGAACTGCCTGGACCACACCGCAGGGAGGGATCGACAATGACGGGGTGGGCAGCGCGGCTCTTATCAGCCTGACGACATTGCAGCCGGAATCTTATGATGATTCCGTCGGTGGGTCGTATGACATACAAACGACCTTCATTGTTTTTGCACCACTTGTCGGTCCTACCGATTTTATTTGCAAGCCATCCATGGGTGTCGGCGCCGTTCAAATGGCACCATCGCTGGTCAGTGATATTGAAATCGTCATTGAACCAGACCTCGTTGGGTCTTATGGCACCACCACCGCAGCCGTGATCGATGACGACCAGGTCATGTCATCGGCCGTCCTGCTGATGATCCAGTACTTGACGCCGATGACCCATGTCGATGTCGAGGACACGTTGGATCCCGACGGGGTTGCGGCATTCGGGCATTTGATGCCGGAACTGGGCATCATGGACGCGGACATGTTTTCGACCGCTGTCATGACACCGGGGGACGTGACGTTGTCGGCGGGTTTCATCGCTGCGCCGGAAGCCGAGTACCCGCCCGATCTGCAGGCGAGCGCCGCGTTAATTACCTCATTGGTGACCGACGACGACCAATCCCACGATGTCGTCGCTTTGCCGGGTGATGTTTTGTGGCAAGATCCCGACACGACGCATGACGACGCGTTCAGCGGTTCGGCCATGTCTCCGGGGCCGGTCGGGATGCAAGTCGATTGGTTTGGGGATACCGATTTGTTGTACGCATCGGTATGCATGCGTGGCGATGCGAATATCGGACCATATCCATATGAGGAGATGGATGTTATTCCGGCCTGGATGTCCGAGCAGAAGTCGACATTTGCCATGCCAAGGCTGATCGACTTCGAGCGCTTTTTCTCCGCTCGTGTCAGCGGTGGTCATTACCACTCGACGCAAGGTTCGCGGCTCGTCGGTTCGATGTCCGGCCCGGCCTACATGGTCGGTGGGACGAAGACGCATTCCCTCAAAGGTTCGATTGATACCGCAGCATGACCGAGCTTCGACAAAATTTCAGCCTGATCGCCGGCGACGACACCGATGTCGACTATGGCATCGTGCCACCGCCAGATCCGCCGTTTGACATGGCGCAGGCGAACATGACCTGGACCGCCTATCCGCAAGTGCGCGGGGTCGCCGACAAGACTGCGTCGGTTGTCATTAAGACGTCGGCCGATGGGAGCATTGTTGTCGAGGACGCGTCGTCCTATGCCTTTTCGGTGCTGCTTGCTTCCACCGATACCATGGCTCTATCCGGCAACTATTATTATGAGATCGTCATCATCGATCCGTTGAACGACAACAGGCGCTCGACGCCGACAATCGGCACGATGACGGTGATCGACACCGCGAATCCGATCAATGTCGTCGCCTTCAAATCCATGTTCCCGGAGTTCATGTCGGTGGACGATAGCGTGGTGCAGACGGCCTTGGATGAAGCCGCCCTGTTTATCGGTGATGATTGGGATCCGGTGGACGCGCAGGCCGCGACTTTTTACCTCGCGGCCCATTTCATAGCGCAAGGCCAGGCAGCCGCAGGTGGGACAGGGCGGGTGGTCACGTCCGAGCGCATCGGACAGATTTCGGTTCAGTATGCGGCGGCGTCCAGCACTTCCGGCGGGTCGGCCTATCCGTCACTGACCAACTCGTCCTATGGCTTGATGTTCCTCGCGGTGATGCGGCGCAACAGTCCGGGCATTGCGGTGGTGTAAATGGACTACTCGCGCGAGCGCGCCATTGCCGATGCCATGATCGCCAAATACGGGTCGCCGGCGATCCTGCGGCGCGAGAATGGCGGGGACCGATCCTGCATCGCCTTCATCTCGGAGTACTCGCCGCATGAGCGGGTCGGGAAGTTGATCAATCAGACGGATCGCAAGGCATTGTTGTCGCCTGTCGGCCTGACCATCGAGCCGGATTCAGAACAGGACACGTTGGTGACACTCGACCCGGCGTCCGGTGCCGAGCTCGAGACGTTGCGCATCGTTTCGCCTACCGGCAAGTTGGCGCCAGCTAACATCGTCGTGTATTGGGAACTGCAGGTTAGGCGTTGAAATGCAGGACAAGCGAGAAACCATACTGTCGCGCATGCTGGTGCTGCTGGGGACGGTGAACGGGACGCCGGACCCCTTGAACGTGTTTCGCAACCGTGCCGAAATCCCGACCGACAAGCTGCCGGCGCTTGTTTTGTTGGACGGCAAGGAAGTCCTCAAAAATCCGCAGGCGGTACATACCCGCGGCGGCGCACGCGCGCCCGGCATATTTGAACTGTCCCCGCAGGTGTTCATCGTATTGCGTCCACGTAATACCATCGACAATCCCGGCGTTGGCGAGGAGCTCTCCGGCTTGCGGATGCAGGTGCTAAAGGCGTTCACCAACGATGATGAGTTGTGGGCCTTGCTCGGCTCAAACGGCGAGCTGATACATTCCGGCCACGACACGGACTTGCAGACCGGATCGACGCTGGTCGGTCAAATGCAAATGCGCTTCCAACTCACTTACGTTTTGGACCCTAACGATCTCAACTGAAAGAGCAGGAGAATCAAACATGGCTTACGGTGTCAGCAGTCCGGATGTCAGCAACCTTGCAGTCGGCAAGGGCTTCATTCTGTTCAAGCCGATAGATCAGCTTAGCTTCTTTCATGTGGGCAATGTACCGACCTTTACTTTCACCCCAAAGGTGACGACCCTTGATCATTACAGCTCGATGGCGGGATCACGCATCAAGGATTTGACCATCATCACCGAGAAATCGGGCGAGGTGAAGATGGATCTGGAAGAGTTGACCGCGCAGAACCTGGCAATGTTGCTGATGGGCGATGTCGGCAACGATGGCGGTACGCCGCCAAACCCGCAGGTCCAAATCTTCTCGCGCAGCTCGTTCATCGGCGAGTTGAAGTTCTATGCCACCAACGAGGTGGGCCCGCGTTGGTATGTCGATCTGCTCAGCGTCAACCTGACACCGTCCGGGGATTTTTCGCCCATCATCGACAATGCCTTCGTCAAGATGGTGGTCAGCGGCTCGGTGCAGTCAATCGACGGTGTGTTCGGGACCATGACGTTGATGCCCCCGGTAAATTCGGTTGTACCGACGAACGTGCTGCTGCCGACAATCACGGGCGGCGCCTCCGTCTCCTCGCCTGGCGCGCCAAAGGTCGGAGATGTTTTGACTGCAACCATCGGCGGTTGGACGGGGGCGCATAGCTATACCTATGCGTGGCAGAGCGTCACGGGCACCACCGGCCCGTGGGTGCCAATCGCTCCACCACAGATCGGCAAGACATATACGGTGGTCGCCGGTGATGTTGGCAAATCGTTCAAGGTCATAGTCACCGGCGTCAATCCGATTGGCAGTACGCCGGCGACCAGCACGAATACGCTCGTAGCGGCAGCGACGTAAGCGAAAAAGCAAAGGAGAAAGGGCATATGAGCAGCCTGCTAGACCTTGGCCCGTTGACCGAGGATGTCGAGGTTCGCGGCGTCAAATTGTCGGTGCGCGGGCTGACTGCCGCAAATCTGTTCAGATTGTTCGCCGAGTTTCCGAAGATGCAAGAAGCACTCGCGGAAATGGGTACAACCAGCAGCGCGATCTTGGAGCTGGCACCAGATCTGTTTGCGAAAATAATAGCGATCGCGACTGGGTCGCCGGATGACGAGGCCGTTGTTGCGAAGGCGAAGGAGCTCGGGGCGGCCGATCAAATGGCGATCCTGTCGGCGGTGGGGAGGCTGTCGTTCCCGCAGGGCTTCGGCCCTTTCGTCGAGCAGATCACCCGGCTGATGGTGCCGGATACGCCGAGCCAGCCGAGCGGGCCGGGGAACTCATCGCCCGCGCCATCCAACGCGGCATTGCAGACGGACTCTCCTGGGATCGCGCGTGGGGCCTCACCCCGCGTCAATTAGCGGCCTGGATAAAGCTGTCCGAACGTAATCGCCAGATCAACCTCGCCCACGAGTTCGTCAACCTTTGCAACGCCCACGGCGACAACAAGGGTATGCAGCAACATCTGGCAAAGTTGTTGACTGACACTGAATGAAGGTGAGCGCATAACATGGCCGAAGACGATATCGTCCAAAAAGTAGTTATTGAGGTTGATGACGCGGCGCTCGCCAGGGTTGGCACGACCGCGCAGCAATCGTTTGGCCAGTTGGAGCGCGCCGCCGATAGCGCCGGGACGTCGATGGCCGGCGTGCAGGCCGCGGCCGGCCAGGTCGGTACCGGCGCGGCCAAGCTCGGCGCCGGGCTGGATCAGGTCACGGAGAAGACCGTCGTCACCACCCGCCAGATGCGGGCGATGGGCACGGTCATGCGCGTCGTCGGTGAATCAGGGGCGGCCAGCGTCGCCACCGGGTTTGTGAAGATAGGCGCGGCGCTCGGGCCGATCGGCATCGCGCTGTACGCGGCGGCGGAAGCGTTCTCGTTCATCAAAGGCAAAATGAAGGAGTGGGAAGATCAGGCGAAGGCGACCATCGAAGTGATGGGAAACATTGCGAAGATCGCCAAGGAGAACGCCCCCACTGGGCCTATGCCTTTCACTGGCGGGGCCGCCTACGACCTCCCGAAGGCTATTGATAGCGCAAAGGCGTTTGTCGCCGTGCTGAAGGACGCCGGTATTGCAGTTGATGATGTTGCTGCCGACACCAAGAAGATCGGCGATGCGTCCTACCAGGCCAGCCTGCAGGCCGCGAAGCTCTACGAAAAGATGTCGCCGATCGAAAAGTTGGATTTCGAGAAAGTGCTCAAGGGGCTCGGCTTCCCGCCTGAGGCCATCGCGAGCATCGAGAAGGGAACGGCTTCACTCAAGCAAGCGCGAGCTGAAGCTGAGGCCTCATCGTGGGAAAATTGGGCGCCGGCGTTCAGAAAGATCGGGGAGGCCATACAATCCGCAGCCCAGGCCGCAGGTGCGTTCTTCTCGAGCCTGGCCGCATCCGCGGGTGCGTTCTTCGCGGACTTCTGGCAACGTTTGGTTGATGCGGTCAATTTGTCTGTTCAGCAGGTCAAGGACGCTTTCACCAGCGTCGCCACCACCATCGAGAACGCGTTCAACGCGATCATGGCCCCGATCCAGACGGTGTTGACCACGATCGGCGGCTGGGTCAACGCGCTGCTCGGCAAGGCGCAGGCGTTGTTGGGCGTTGTCCAAGGACTGATCGGTGGTGGCGGCGCGCCCTCCGGCGGCGGTGGCATCGGTCACGCAGCTACGGGCGGGTTGTTCGTCGGCCGGCATGGCGGGATCGACACCAATCTCGCCTATTTGACCTCCGGTGAGTTCATCATGAATACGGCCGCTGTGCAAAAGTACGGCGTTGCGGCGATGCACTCCATCAATTCGATGCAGGCTCCGCGCTTCGCCATGGGCGGGCTGAACACCGGCGCGCGGCCTTCGTTTGCCGGGTATGCCGCATCGGCTGCACCACGCGTGCTCAATTTGTCGATCGAGGGGCGGTCTTTCCCTGGCCTTTCGATCCCCGAGGCCACCGCCGCTTCATTGGAACGCTTCTCGGTGCATTCGCAGCTCGCCTCGACCGGGCGCAAGCCGAGCTGGAAGCGGTGAGCGTATGGGTGCGCTGTACCCCGGCCCGCCAACCGACAGTCAGAGTGTGCTGCAAATCAGCGTCATGGGTGTGCCTTTGTATTCCGCGCGCGGGCTGTCCCAGACATTGGAGCCGATTGCCGCGTCGAAAAACCAGCGGCGCTCGATCAATGGCATTCTGACCAATGTGGCGCATTCGCAGTTTTCCAAGTACATGTCGAAGATCACCTGCACCGACGCACGGACCCCGGCAGTCGACGGGATATGGCCCGGCTTGACAGTAGTGGTCGATTGCGCCGCGTTCCTATCCTATCCTGCAGGCGGATCGCCGCATCGCACGGTAATAGCGGGTAGCGCCTTCACGGAAGGCAGCTTTACATTCTATCGACCGCGGCTGACCATGATGATCACGACTACCACGCTCCAGGTCGACGAATGGGCCGGGACGGTGCCCTGGGAAATAGATTTGGAAGAGGTTTGAGGTGCCGTTTTATTTCGCGTGGTGCGGTCCGGGCGAGGCTTTCAGCGAAGCCCATCTGCGCGAGGACGAGCTTATTCTGTCGTTCGACATCGCGCATCTCGAGGGGCAAATCCCGACGCTCGACGTTGAGGTGAAAAATCCGCATGTGGGCCTGCTCGCGCCGGGCCGGCTGCAATGGGCCTGGTTCTCTTATTTCGATGGCGCGGCCTATACACCATTGTTCTACGGCAGATTGATTGCGCTGCCGTCCAATCTGCTGGGCGAGGTCGTCACCCTGAAGTTTATTTCGCGTCCGACGAACTTCATGGCGCAAAAGCAGTCGAGGGCCGAATCCTTGAAGGTGTCGCCGTACTATGATCCGATCTGGATCAACCAATCGATGCTCGACGATCCCGATACGATCCTGGAATCCTACAGCATGGCATGGCACGTTGACCGGTTCGCGCAGTCGGTCACGGTCAGCGACATCACCTTCGGCGAGGATGTGACCGAGGAGTTCATGCCGGAGGATTCGTTCTACGACAGCGTCTCGATTTCATTTGCGCAAACTACGCAGAACCAGGTCATATTTGACGGCAAGATCGACTGGACGCAGGAGGAGGTCGGTGTGGTTGCGTTGCCGCCGACCAGCATAACGGCGGCGAACAGTGGGCAGATCGCGACCGACTTCCCCAAAGCTGGGCAAACCCTGGCGGACGGGGTGACCGTTGCCAGCAGCACGGTCGACATCACTACTGGAGATGTTTCCGGCGGCAAAATTGCACCGAAAGAGTATCACTTTCAATACAAGAACTACGAGGCAACGCACCGTGATGGTGACGTTCTCACCTATAACTTTTCTCAGACCGGGTATTTGAGTGGAGGAGTTGTCCATCTCACCGGCGGGGGAACATCGGGCGATCCTGAGCACGGCATAGCTGCTGAGCACCATTACAGCGCCGATTACAAAGGCATCATGAATGGCGGAAATGGGCACCCTAATGTGCAGGCAAACCTGTCGGTGCGGTATGAGATGCAGCGCGGGCGCACCGAGATCCTCAAATTCGTCATGGTGAGCGAGCTCCAGTCGATCATCACCACTCCCGACGATGCGCCGTTCAATCCGATAAAGATTTCGATGCAGGGTTCCGATGTCAACCTTGCATTGGCTGGGCAGCCTCCGCCTCTCGGCTATTCCGGGCGCAGCACGTTCATTCCGACGGATCGTGGTCTGCAGTCCATGATTTATCCCATGCTGGTCGGTCGCGCGCATCTGATGCAGGCCGCTCGCGCGGTCAAGGTGTCATTCGATTGCACGTTCGAGCGTGCCTTGACCTTGAGTTGCAGGAAGAATGCCCTGCTGCACGACGCCCGATTGCCCGGTGGGCAGGTGATCGGCAAGATCACCGAATATCACATCAAGGGCTCCGGCGACTCCGGTGATCTGGTCGGTACGGTGCAGCTGGAATCGACCATCGGCACCGGAAATCAGATATTCATTTCCGAAGGCAACCCGACCTACGTTGCCGATGGATATGCGGCGGTCGGCTACCAGTTCTATGAGAATGCCGATCTGTCTTTGCCGACCAGCGACATGACGATTGAGATGCCGGCAAGTGTTCAGGTCGACGATGGTTTGGTAACCCCGTTGACGCTCAACCAAATCGTGACAAAGTTTGTGATCCATCAGGGCGTCCAAATGGATGACATCTTGTCTAGCTCGGCGCCATTCACGCCGTCTTTTCCCACCGATATCCCGGTCAACAATCCAGGGCTGCCGAGCGTCGAGACTCAGTACAATAGCGCAGTGACGGCCGGTAACCTGATAGACCAAACGCTGGCGGCGGCCATACAGGCCGATCCAACTTGGATAGAGCTGCAGATTCAACCTGTGGCCAATCAGTCGTTCCATGCCGAGTATGATCTCGGTGTTGGAATTCTCGTCGTTCCCAAAATGATAAATTTGGACGCTGCTGCCAATGGCTGACCTCGTACAGATCATCAGGCCGTGGGTCGTGGTAGACGTCACCCCTCCCGCGGTGGGACAGACGGCGCCTTCGTCTACTGCTGTGGCACCATCCACGATCAATATCGGCAAGGCAGTATCGTCTTCCAGCGTGCAAAGCACATCTGGAAACTACTCCTATGACCTAACGTGCTACATGCACTCGGTCGTCAAGGAGAGAGGGTCGACGAATTGACGAATGACGGATTTAGTTCAAATCATCAGACCGTGGGTGGTTGTCGATGTCACCCCGCCTCAGGTGGGACAGACGGCATCTTCGGCTAATGGAACGACATCGCCCTCCGTACTCAATATCGGCAAGGCCGTGTCGTCTTCGACCGTGCAGAGTACGTCCGGCAACTATTCATACGATGTAACGCATTACATTCACGGTGTTTCGCAGGAGCAGAAGGCTCAAAAATCGCCGGGCGATTCTCCAGGCAAGGCTCTTGGTCCGAATGGTTCCGATCAAAGCGGTCAATTACCTGGCGCGACAGACGAAGATCCTAGTGTGAAGTCATGACGGTTGAAACCTGAAAATGCCGATCATTTACAGAACAGCAGGACCGTGGGGTGCCGGCAAGGGTGCCAACCTCGTCGCTGGCGAGGTCGACGGCAATTTCTACGACCTCGACGCGCGGCTGATGGTGACCGAGGGGGCCATTCCGGAACTCGTCTCGATCTCGTTTTTCGAGGTCGTGGGCAACTCCTTTTACATCCATATGACGAACGGCACCATCCAGGGACCGTTCGCCCTGCCGCAGCTTGCCTGGAACTTTCGCGGCGAGTGGCTGCCGAGTATCGTTTATTACGTGAACGATGTCGTTACCCACAACGGCAGCGTTTACATGGTCATGTTCAACCACGTCAGCGGTTCGACATTCGATCCGAATGCCAATGACGGTCTTGGCCATCCTTATTATGGGTTGCTGCTGACGGAGCCTGGCAGCGTCTTGCCTACCGGGGGAAACATCGGCGACTATTTGTATAAGCGCTCGAGCACCGATTTTGATTGCACCTGGAGTCCTCCGGTCGTGTTTCCGGCGCAGGCGTTGCGGGAAGCGCCCAATCCGACATATACGGTGACCCTCGATAATATCGCCAGTTATGTTCGCTGCATCAATGGGTCGGGTTGCACCGTCGCGATCCCGACCGATGCGGCACTGAATTTTCCGCTGTCGACCGAGATTTCGCTGCGCCAGTGCACGGACTCGCCCGTCATCCTGCAGCCGGCGAGCGGCGTGGTGTTCAACACGATAAAAGGCTTCTTGTTTTCGAACGGCACCGTGCAGACCGGTCGTAACGGAGCGGTGATCACCGCGAAGAAAATTGGCCCCAACACTTGGGATATCTTCGGGTTGCTGGCGGGGGGGGTGTGAGGTCATGGCATTTGTCAAGCGCGAAAGCCACATCAAGCGCATTTACATGAACAACGACAAGAACAGTGGCGTGTGGGTCGACATCGAGCGGTCGGATAATTTCACCGTCGATACCGTTCATCAAGATAACGCCGGTGGGCAAAGCATCGACTACTCGTTTGATTGGGACAGCTTCGATCCGAACCATCCGAACAACGATGTCCTGACGATTGTTCAAGGTGACAATCCTGATGCCTCGGTGGGGTCCAAAATAAAAATTCCGTTGCGGAATTACATCAATGTCCAGATCGGCAGTCGTTTGTACTACATCTATTTCGACAACACGGAGAACAATCAGGTTCGCAAGACTCACACCAACCGTATCTACAATCGTGCCATACCGAAGGATCAGTTGGATCAGGATGGCCAGCCACCGCGGGATGCCGATGCCTATTTCGCACTGATACAAGACATCCAGCCAGACGAGGCGCAATATATCGATGTCGAAGTCATCGACAAGTACGTGTTGGACCAGGACAGGAAACATACTTACTCGGAGAAGGATTGGGCGCAGAACATCGACGCGATCATATCCGAGGCTTTATAAATGGCTGATGGTGACGTCGCTACGATCAACCCGCCGTGGCGTCTCGACCCGTTGCAGAATATCGTCAACATCAGTTGGGGTGTCGATGTCATCGTGGTCTTCGTGACTGGCTCGATTTATAAGTGCGAATCAGCTGGGTTCGATGTTGTGACCGATACCAACAACAATCCTGCTGCGGAGTACCTGGGTGCTTGGAATTCGCCGTACATACCTGATCCAGACCCGGATCTTACGCCGATTTTCCCATCAGTTGCTTACAGGGTTGCGTCCGGCGCCGGTGAGTTCATCACATCTACGGCGCCTGCTGTTGGTGATACGGGTTACAATGAATTCTGGATTGACTGTGCTGTGTTTGCTATCGACGGCTCGGCCGATGATAGCGGCCTGCAGCGCGCAATTGACGGCACGCGTTTGATCGAATCCTACTCTGACAATGCTCCACCTGGGCTGTTGTGGCTCGTGGATGCACCGTCGATGCGTGAAGGCACGACAATCAGATGGAAGGTCAGACATGGGCCGCACAGACTTGATGACTTTACCGATCCCCCAAATAGCATGACGCAAGTGTATCCTCTTGGCCCATCTTATAATTCAACGCCAGAGTATGGAACGACGTGGTTTGGATACGTGTTATATGCCTATCGGTTGGACGCCGATGGTTTGGGCACGGCTTATAGTGAAATAGTTTCAGGCGAAGCGGGGGTCAGGCAAGACGTTCCTCCTGAGTGGAATGCTCAAATTTCGGAGAACGTGGCTGGGGCTCCGGTTCTCGGAATCCCGTTTCAAGATCCACCACCGTATATCACAGAAGACTTGATAACTGAGCAATGATGGATGATCGCTGGAGTCGTCGCCGAGGAACTATTGTTGCCATTGGCGATTCCGCCATCTGCCACCTATGTCGATCCCGATATTTTTCCGCAGGCGATAATCAAGGTTCCCGGCTTCCTTTTGTTCGAGGGACAGTTCAATGATAGCGATCTCATCTATGCTGCTTATGTCGGTGATGTCACTGATAGTATCTTCCCGCCGCTATATGTCGATCCCGATGCCGTCTACAATTTTTCCAAGGACTTTAGCGCCGCAATCGTTACCCCGCCGTTCAGCGATGTCGATGTCGTCTACAGCCCGACGGTGCTCAGCAAGGTGCTCGGCCCGCAGCTGTTCGTCGATGTCGACGTCTTCGGTGGCACCAGGAAGATCACGCAGGGCAAGGCGACCATCAATCAGACCGTCCCGATCAGTAATGTCGTCGATCTCGATATTATCTACGGTCCGATTATCGAGCGCGCTGGCCGCACTATCGTCACGCAGCAGGCTGCACTCGCGACCGACAGCGACGTAATTCATCTCGACGAGACAACTGCTGCGATCAGTGTCTTGCTCGGGACATTGGTCAGTGAGACCGCGTCATATACACCGCCGCCACTCGGATATTTGTCGCCGGCATCGGTCAGCAGTGCGGACGTGGTGTGGTCGGCTGGTATGGTCGGACCGCTCGCGCCGGCCGCTCTCGTCGATGGCGATGTGTTCTACCCGCCCGCTCAGCAGCTCAACGTCATTCCCGGCACCGTTCCTGCGGATGACGCATTCCCTGTGGTGTGGCTCGCGCGAGGACTCGGGGCGCCGATCGTCGTCGATGCGGACATCATCAACGGTCTGGCTCTCGGGCAGCCTGGCTCATTCGCCCTGTATGTCGATGCCGGCGAGTTCATTTCGTCTGCGACCGTCACGTTGCAGTCGACCTACCTCACATCCGCGTCGGTTACCGATACCGACACCTTCTATCCGCCTCTTGAAGGGCAGGGCATCGGCGTCGCTTACGACCCATTGCTAGGAGCCGACGTGGTACCGGCGCCGGCCGTCAATCGCGCCCCACTTTTCCCGGTTGTTCCGGTCATCGATCCTGAACCGGTCTACGTGCCCGTTATCGGGGACGCCCCACATGTGCCGAGCTTGGTCGTGGACACGGATGCCGTCCTCGCACCGAGCGTCGGCATTACCCAGACACTGACGGCCGGCATCCTCACCGACGTGGATGCGTTCAATACGCCTGCACTGGCAGCGGCTGCGGGCTTTGATGGGACACTTGCGCTCGATGGCCCGATCATGCCGGCCACCCCGCAGCCCACCGTGATCTATATCGAGGGTTAGACTTCATGGCCTTCTATGACACCTATTGGTATTGCAACGCCGGGGATCAATCGACCACCGGTTACTATGCCGTCACGAAATGGGCGACGGGCGCGACGATCGCGGCCGGCGCCCTTCGTCGGCAGAACGCGGCTCCCGCAGTTGGCAGCGAGCGGGTGTTCGTGGCGATCGTCGGTGGCACGACCCACGCGACGACGGAACCGACGTGGGTCATCACGCGTGGCGGCAAGACCACTGACAACACGGTCACGTGGCAGGAATGCACGGGCGCGTCTGCGGTCAACGGCGATCTGACCAACACACCAACATGGTCGCAAGCAAGGGCGATCAACACAGCCGTCACGCTCGGCGCAATCATCCAGCGCAACAATGGCGCGAGCTACTGGATATGCAGCACGGCGGGAAGCGTAGGCGCATCTGAGCCGGCTTGGGCGAACAATACTGCGGGTACGACACAGGCCGACAGCACTGTGACGTGGACCTGCTTGGGCGTGATTGGTAACTTCACCGGCGGTCAGGCCCCGCACGCGCGGGTGCAGAACGCTTGCACCGCGACTTGGTGGGTTGCTGGTAACACGATCTACATTGGCGACAATCACGCCGAATCGCAGGCGACGGCAATCACGATCACGCCTGCGCTTACTACTGCGACCATGAGCCGGATAATCTGCCATAACCATTCCGGCAGCTACCCGCCTACGTCTGTCGCGACCGGTGCGACAATCTCGACTACCGCGGCAGTTAATCTCACTTTTAACCCGACTAACGGTGGCATTTACCTTTACGGAATTACGTTCATAGGTGGGGTTGGGCAGTCCTCGTCCGGGTCTATCATTATGGGGCCAAGCGGGGCTTTTTATTATTTCGATAATTGTGTTTTCAAGTTAGCAACTACTTCAGCGGCAGCTCTGTTGCAGGTCAATTCGCTTGGACTAGGCGGTGTTGTTCTTTGGAACAATTGCACAGTTAGCTTTGCAGCGGCTGGACAATCCATTGACGTTGGCACCACTAATTTTACTTGGCAAAATACCGGGCAAATTCTGGTGAGCGGATCGTCGGTGCCCACCAGTCTTTTCAACTGGTCTGCGGGTGGTCGTTTAAGCAACGTGACATTGGAGGCGCTCGATCTAAGTCAGATCACCGGCGGTCTTTTGGGCGGCGCTCAGTCTTCCGAGATGAGCAATTGGGTGGTGAAGGACTGCAAGCTGAACGCTTCGATGTCGGCGCCCGCTCCCGCGGCCCTGGCGCAGGTCATTCAGATGGTCCGTTCCGACAGCGGAGCAACCGGTTACAAGTCAGCCCGCTATCAATATGAGGGCGCCGAGACGACCGAGACCGCGATCACGCGCGTCGGCGGCGCAAGCGATCCGACAGGGCAAGCGCAATCGCGCAAGATCGTCACCACCGCCAACTCGCAGTGGCTGCGGCCGTTCAAGGCCGAGCCCTACGCGATCTGGAATCCAACCACGGGTGCGAACGTCACGGTGACGGTGTGCGGGACGGTCAACGCGGGGGCACTGCCGAACAACGACGACATCTGGCTGGAGGTCGAGTATTTGGGGTCGTCTGGAAGTCCGCTGGGGACGATCGTCACCACGACCAAGGCCAATCTGCTGACGGCGAACGCTGCGATCGCGTCGGATGGCTCGA